AGGTCTTTACTGCCCCGCTGCTGGTTTGACCGCAAGCGCTGCGCCCAAGGATTAAAGTATTTGCGTGCGTATCACCGGGCATGGGATGCGCGTAAGAATGATTGGCGGGATCGTCCTAATCACGATCACAGCAGTCATTCGGCAGATAGTTTCAGATATTTGGCAGTTGGCCTGCGCGATGTGGATGAGGACAACAGCATCAAGATAATGTCCCGCACGCAACGCATGGGCGACGGGCGTCCGGTTATTATGACGGACTATGCCGACAGTTTCGCTTGAGCCGTTAACATATGCTGACGCTGCTTTTGTCGCGCGAAGGCTTCGGGAATGGGACGCTAGGGAAATCATGCCGCTTATACGCGGCGGTGCGGAGGATTTGGCGCTTACTGCGGCGTCGAGTCATTACGGTCGTGTGGCGTTGTATGACGGGGAGCCGGTGGCGGTCTTCGGCGGATCAGAAGTAATGCCAGCGTTATGGCAAGTATGGAGTTTTGCAACAGACAAATGGCCAAAGGTAGCTTTGTCGGTAACGCGACACATTAAAAATGAAATGATCCCAACCTTTATTGAAGCTGGGGCCAACCGTGGCGAGTGTCGTTCGCACGTAGATTACAAATGGGCGCATCGTTGGTTGCAGACTTTGGGCGCTCGTCAGGAAGCAGAGTTTAAAGAGTATGGGCCGCAGCGTGAGACGTATCTTCTCTTCGCTTGGCGCAGATCGTTTTACGAGGATTAAATATGTGTATTTTCTCAAGTCCACCAAGCCCGCCGCCGCCGCCCCCTTTACCGCCCGCGCCGCCCCCGCCTCCCACGCGCGATGATCCGGAAGTAAACGCGGCAGCGGAAGCAGCGCGGCGTCGGCGTCGCCTGGCGCGTGGCCGTGCGTCAACGTTGTTAACTGGTGGTCAAGGTGCAACGGAAGAGGCGAACGTCGGGCAGAAAACATTGCTGGGTCAGTAATGGCAAAACGCCCCGGTCTTTACGCAAACATTCACGCCAAACGCAAACGGATTAAAGCAGGGTCTAGCGAGCGGATGAGGAAGCCTGGAAGCAAGGGCGCTCCCACGGCGAAGGCGTTTAAGCAATCAGCTAAGAAGCGGAGATAGAGATGCCAAAAGGTAAGGGTACTTACGGCAGCAAGGTTGGCCGTCCACCAAAAAAGATGAACAAAAAACTTAACAAGAAAAAGAAATAGATGTGTACGCCCGAAGCATACAAGCAGTTTGGAATGACGCAAAGCGACGGTAAGAAACCGCCCCGCTCGTCTTTAGGTTCACGCCTCGACCAAGCGCAACGCTCTGCCATGTCAGCGTCGGGCGGCGGCACGTATCAAGGGCGAACGGTAATGCAAGGTGTCCCGCGTAATACAGATGTCGAGGCGCTGCGGCGCACGACGATGCTGGGGGTTTGATGAACTTTAAAGATACGGACGCGATCTTCAAACGCTATCAGCGGATGAAGAATACTCGCGGCACATGGGAATCACATTGGGACGAGATAGCGGAACGAGTGTTGCCCCGGTCAGCGGAGTTTACTGGCGACCGGACGGCTGGCGACAAAAGAACCCAGAAAGTATTCGATGCCACCAGCGGGCTTGCATTGGAGCGTTTTGCCGCTGCCGTCGAAAGTTTGCTGACGCCGCGCGGCGCAAAGTGGCACACGCTCAGAGCGAGCGACGTGGACTTGAACCAAGTGCCAGAGGTGGCTGGTTACTTTGATGCGGTAGAGAATATTCTTTTCCATTATCGCTACGCCCCCCGCAGTAACTTTTCTTCGCAAATGCATGAAAGCTATATGTCGTTGGGGGCATTCGGCACGGGCGGCGTTTACATAGACGAGATGGCGACCGAAGGTTTCCGTTATCGCTCTGTGCATTTGGCCGATTTGTTTATTGCCGAAAACGAACACGGCATTATCGACACCGTGTATCGTCGGATGAACTGCACCGCACGCCAAGCGATGTTGATGTTCCCAGACGGCAGCTTCTCAAAGGAATTGCGCGACAAGGCAGACGACAACCCAGACGAGCGCGTCGAGTTAATTCATGTTGTTGCCCCCCGCAGTGACCGTGATGCATCCAAGCGCACCCGCGAGAACATGCAATTCGGCAGTGGTTATTATGAGGTAAGAACCAAGTCGTTAATTGAAGAAGGCGGCTTTAACAATTTCCCTTACATCATTAGCCGCTACGTCACGACATCGCGTGAAGTGTACGGTCGTTCTCCAGCCATGCTGGTATTGCCTGACATTAAGATGTTGAACCAGATGTCGCGCGTTACGATCCGCGCAGGCGAGAAGGTTGTTGACCCGCCCCTGTTAATTGCAGATGACGGCGTTATCTTGCCGGTCAATACGCGTGCGGGCGGTGCTACGTTCGCGCGGCTAGATGGTCGGCAACAGCCACCAATCCAGCCGCTGAATACGGGCGGTCGCCCTGACATTGGCGAAGATATGATGGAGCGTCGGCGTCGCACAATTAACGACGCGTTTCTCGTCACGCTGTTCCAAATCCTTGTAGACAGCCCACAAATGACGGCGACCGAAGTGTTGCAGCGCGCCCAGGAGAAGGGAGCATTGTTAGCGCCTACGGTCGGTCGCCAACAGTCAGAAATGCTTGGGCCATTGATTGAAAGAGAAATAGCGATATTGGCAGATCAGGGGTTGCTGCCACCCGTACCGGAAGCGTTGCAAGAAGCGGAGTATAAGATTGAGTACGTCAGTCCGTTGTCGCGCGCGATGAAGAGTGAAGAAGGCGTGGGCATATTGCGGACGTTGGAGATGGTGCAACCGATTGCTGCGGTTGACCCCAGCGTCATGGATAACTTTGACTTTGATGAGATTACGCGGGTGCTGTCGGATGTGAATGGCGTACCGCAACGCATATTGAAAAGTCCTGAAGACATTGACGCGCAGCGTCAAGCGCGGGCGCAACAGCAGCAGATGCAACAGATGCTGGACGCTGCGCCACAGGCGGCAGACGCAGCATTAAAGGTTTCGCAGATTAGTCAGGCCGCACAGCGTTGACGACACAGCGCCAGTTAGTCGAGGCATACCGGCATGTGTTTATGGCAACGCCAGAGGGTCGAGTTGTTCTGCGCGATATGATGAAGGCCAGCGGATTGTTCACGGTGACGGGCGTCCGCAGTCCAGAAGAGGTTCAGCATCTGGAGGGAACGCGCGACATGGTGCGTCGCATTATTTCGTTTCTTTCTTTGGACGACGATCAAGTAATGAAAATTGGAATAGGAGTTATCGATGAGTGAGGAAGGGTCCGTACTTGCGGGTAACCCTGTTGAAGAACAGGGTAACGTTGAAGAGAGCGCGCCAGCGACAACAGAGTTAACAGCGTCAGAGTGGGTCAGCGAGGAATACAGATCGTTCGCTGATAATAAAGGTTGGAAGAATTCAGACGACGTACTGAAGTCATACGTCAATTTAGAAAAGCAAATTGGTCAGGACCGCGTCGCTTTGCCAAACGAGGGCGACGATGTTGCAGAGTGGGAAGGCTGGTCAAAACTCGGGACGCCGGAAACGGCAGATGGATATGAGTTAAACGTACCGCAGGGGTATGAAGAATATTCGTCTGATCTGTCAGATTGGTTCCGCCAGGAAGCACACGCAGCAAAAGTGCCAGCGTCGATGGCGCAGCGGCTGCACGATGCTTACGTCCAGCGAATGATGGACGGCCAGTCAAATTCAATGCTGGACCAGCAGCGTCAGTTTGAAGATTGGGGCAATGAAATAAAGAAGGAGTACGGCACGGCATACGACGAGAAGGTTGGTATGGCTCGTCGCGCCGTTCGCGCTTTTGGTTCTGACAATCTATCAGATATGCTGAACGATACCGGATTGGGAAATCATCCTGAAATGATCCGAGCGTTCGCAAAGATTGGTGCGGAACTTAGCACCAGCAGACAGTTCAAAGATGCGGAGGAAGCCGGGTCATTTAGCATGACGCCGGAAAACGCCCGTGCAGAAATTGCCCGCATCCGCAGCCATCCTGGCTTAACCAATAAAGGCGATCCGGAGAACCGTGTTCTCAACGACCGCCTGACTCAATTATACGAGATTGCTCATCCAGCGGATGCAGCGTAGCGGATAAGGCACCCGCCCCCGCAAAGACGCGCCGGAAAGACGGCGACCACAGACGTGCCGGATTACCGATAACACGTTGCCAAACCCCTTGTGAAACTTAACCGATAGGAGAATGCACATGAGCGTGCAAATTACTACGGCGTTCGTGGAACAGTATCGGGGCAATGTCGAACATCTTGTTCAGCAAAAGGGTTCGCGTTTACGTGACTCGGTCCGTCTTGAAACGGTTACCGGCAAGAACGCGTTCTTTGAGCAACTGGGTTCGACAACCGCTTCGAAACGTACCAGCCGCCATTCTGATACGCCTCGTCTGGATGTTCCCCATGCCAGACGCCGGGTAAGCCTAGTCGACTACGATTGGGCAGACCTCATCGATTCCGAGGATAAAATTCGTTCTCTCATCGACCCAGCAGGGCCGTATGCCGAGAACGCTGCTTTTGCTCTGGGTCGTGCAATGGATGATGAAATCATCACAGCCGCTGATAGCGCTGCTTTCACGGGTGTCGATGGTTCAACGTCTACGGCGTTTGATACGAACAATGTTGTCGACGTACAGGTCGGCGGCAGTTCGTCTGACGTTGGCCTCAACGTGGCAAAGCTCCGCGCCGCCAAGGAAATCCTTGACGCTTCGGACATTGACCCCGAAATCGAGCGTTACTGCATCATCAATGCTAAACAGCTTAAAAACCTGTTAGGACAGACCGAAGTTTCTAGTTCTGACTTCAATACTGTCAAAGCGCTGGTTCAAGGTGAAGTCGACACGTTTTTGTCGTTTAGCTTCATCCGTACTCAACGCATAGGTGTTGATGCTAACGCCGACCACAAGGTTCTGTTCTACGCCAAGCCGGGCATTTGCCTTGCTGTTGGTGCGGAACCGACTGTCCGCATAAGTGAGCGTGACGATAAAAATTATGCCCAGCAGGTTTTTGCGAGCATGACTATCGGAGCGACGCGTATGCAGGAAGACCTTGTCGGTTACATTGAATGTGATCCGAGCTAGGAGGGCTTAGAAAATGGGTACTAAAAACTCCACGCTGGTTAGCAATTTTGAAGCTACACCACCTGTACTGAACGATGTTGCCTTGCTGCATGGCGTGATGCGTGTAGCGCAGGGAACTATCGCTCTAGCTGCGGGAGACAGCGACGACGATGATATCGTAATGCTGGCTCCCATTCCCTCAAACGCGACTGTCGCTCACCTCTTTATCGCTTCTGATACGCTTGGCGGTAGTTGCACTTTCAACGTTGGCATCTACACCGATGCCGGTGTTGTCAAAGACGAGGATGTTTTTGCTACTGCGGTCGCTGACGCGGGTGCAATGGCAGACGTTCGCTTTGAGGCGGCAAACATTAACACTGCCGGTCAAAAGATGTATGAGCTTGCTGGGGATTCGACTGACCCCGGCGGGTATTACTACATCGCTGCCACAATGGCGGCAGCGGGCGGTACTCTTGGTGATATGAGTTTCATCATTCACTACACCGTCTCGTAATTGATTAGGGGGGCTTCGGCCCCCCTTTTCTTTTGAGGTAAGCATGTCGACATTTGTTAGCATCAGTAATCGAGCATTAACGTTTCTTGGCGCGCAGCCAATAACATCGCTTGCCGATGACACCAAAGAAGCGCGTGCCTGCAACCGAATGTTTGAGCAATCGCGCAATCAAGTTCTTCGCAGCCACGCATGGAATTTTGCGGTAAAACGCGCCGCTCTTGCCGCGAACACAACCGCGCCAGTTTGGGAATATACCAACGCGTTTGACTGGCCCGCAGATTGTCTTCGTATCATTGAAGCAAACACAACTGAAGAGTGGAACATCGAAGGCCGGTCGATTGTCAGCAACGCAGCGGCTCCCTTACAAATTATTTACATCAGCGAAGTGACGGACCCAACACTGTTCGACGCGCTGTTTGTCGAAACCTATGCCCTTCGCCTTGCTGCGGATCTCGCTTACGAAATCACGGCAAGTCAAACGGTCTTGTCCAACATGGAGGAATTGTATCGGCGTAAAATTGCGGACGCGCGAGTTGTTGACGCGCAAGAGGCACAGCCCGTTACCGAAGCCGACTTTTTGGAATCCAGAGTTTAGATGTCGCGCGTCACTTCAATCCAAACGAACTTCACGGCTGGGCAGTTATCTCCACGCCTGTTCGGTCGTGTTGACCTCAACAAATACGCCAACGGTGCTGCGGAAATCACAAATCTGATTGTGCAGCCTCACGGCGGCGTAACCCGCAGACCCGGTACAAAATTCATTAATGAAGTAAAGACCAGCAGCGCAAAAACGCGTCTGTTGCCGTTTGAGTTTTCAACTATTCAAGCCTATTGCGTCGAGGCAGGGAACCAGTACCTGCGTTTCTTTAAGGATCAGGGCGTCATCCTTGAAGCAAACAAAACCGTTAGCGCAATTACAAAGGCGAACCCTGGCGTCGTAACTGCAACCAGCCACGGCTTTGACAACGGAGATTTAGTTTTTATCTCGTCTGTTGTCGGCATGACCGAGGTCAACAGCAAGTATTTTAAGGTCGCCAGCAAAACAACCAATACATTCGAGTTGCAAGATGTTGACGGCACCAACGTTAATACATCTGGGTTCACGACCTACAGCAGCGGCGGTACGGCGGCACGGGTTGTTCAAATCACGTCACCTTACGCAACTGCTGATCTGTTTTCCATTCAGTACGCGCAAACTGCTGACGTTATGTATTTGGTTCATCCGACATATGCGCCACGCAAGTTGTCGCGCACCAGCCATACGGATTGGACGCTGACTGAAGTTGACCTGCAAGACGGCCCCTATCTGGACGAAAACATTACTACAACAACGCTGGACAGCGACGGTACTACCGGCGACGTAACAATCACTGCATCAGCGGTAACCGGCATTAACGGCGGCAGCGGGTTTTTAGCGACGGATGTTGGACGCCTTATCCGAATCGGTCACCAAGCAACAGAGTGGGCCGCATCCACATCTTTTTCTGTTGGCGACATTCGCCGCAACAGCGGCAACGTTTACGAATGCATTAAAGCGGGTACGTCTGCCGGTTCTGGCGGTCCCAGCGGAGAGTTAGATTCAATTGTCGACAATACGGTAACGTGGAAGTTTATTGACGACGGCGGTATCCACCACGGCAACGCAAAGATTACCGCTGTCAACTCAACCACTGAAGTTGACGCAACCGTAAGCAAAAACTTTGCCGCTCACACAGCCGAAACCAAATGGCGGCTTGGCGCTTTCAGCGGAACCACGGGGTATCCGTCAGCGGTAGCATTCTTTGAACAGCGTTTGTTTTTTGCTGGGACAACCGACCAGCCGCAAACAATCTTTGCCAG